GATCTTCAGGAACCATGCTATGTATCGTAGTTGTAATTCCATTTGATGTAACATTAAATTCTTGAGTTCTAAATGCAAACTCTCCTGGTAGTGTTAAGTTAGCAACACCAACATGAATACCACCTGAATCTGAAATAGTATTATCATTTGAAAATTCTTGGGAAGGTTGTTGAAATTTCATCACCCTTGGATTTTTTAGAGCTATCGCATCTGCCTTATGATATGGTGGATCTAGTTGTGGATGCTTTGGTTCAAACTCAGATATATGGACTAAAGAACCATTCCA